CAAATCCTGTTGAACGTATGCCACCTAAAGCTTCTGCTGCTCCTCTGCCAAATGCTCTTTCTCTTTCTTGCTCCATCAGTCTGCCACGAGAACCACCAAACGCTCCTCTGCTTACAGCTTGTGTTCTATCAGCGATACCTTGTTTTGCACTTTGCTCTTGTAGGTCAGACAGTGTTTGTTGCACAACATCTTGTTCGTACGGATTGTAAAACTGCCTGATGCCACCTGGCGTATAGTAACCAGCTCCTTGTTGCATCATCTGTCCGCCTTGTTGTATGTATGGGGTAAACCCACCAAGGCCACCAGCTAAAGTTCTAGCTTGCATTTCAAACGGATCTAATCCTGCTACTTCTTTAACAGGAACAGGTGTTGGTGTTTGCGCTAAACCGAATGCCGATTCCAAGAATCCACGGCGCATTGCCGAAGCATACGGCTCTTCATATCTACCAGTAGTTGTAGGTCCGCCTCCTACTGCTGTTCCACTAAAATAACTTGGATTAACTGACATTACCCCATCCTCTCTGCTTGTTTCATTAAACTGTAAAGATTTCTAGCTCCTAAATTTTCAGTAGCTTTTCTTGTCATTACAAACTCACCTGGTTCTAGTCTTGCTAGTGTTATGTCTCCAGGTCCTTCTCTCTTGCCAGCACCGTGTACGCCACCGTGTTTCATTTCGGGAGGCGGTGCATTAGCGTAAGCAACACCTGGCATTAATGCAGGTTGTATGTTGAATACTCTGTAGTCAGGCATACTGCCAAGACCTTGATCGCCATACGCTTCTTGTCCAATCGGAACTTTTATGTCGTCTTTTCTTTGATTTTTTAAGTAGTTGTATAAAAGCAATTGTCCTATAGGAGAGTTAGCAAAGTCTGTAATGCCTCCGCCTACTGTTTGCATAATTCCTTGAGCTCTGTTTTTGCCTTGCTTAGAGCCTTGTCCAAAAAGACCTGCAATAACATCAAGAATGCCAGGTTGTTCGGCGTTTGCTATTAGATCTTGTGTAGAGTCCATAAACAAATCAGGATAAAGATCTTTTACGGTGTCCTCATAGTCTGCTGGTTCATCAAACAAACTAGAGTAAACATCGCTAAAATCTACGCCAGGCGTAAAACTAGGTGTTAAATCAGTATCACTATCAAACAAATAACTGTAATCATCATCGTCGCCAAACAAACTTGAAAGGTCAAAGTCCAAAGAAGTTATACCATAGTTGCTAGGATCATAGGAGTAGTCTAGATCAAACTCTTCAGTTGGATCATAAGTAGCTATATCAACTGATGGTAAATCAGTATCTGTAAAAAGATCGTCTAAAAAACTAAAGTCTACTGCCATAATGCCCTCTATATTATCGTTTTTTCTATTCGTTGTCTTGTTTGTTCGATGCCCCAAAGTAAAAAGATATGATAGCACTTGCTAAACCACCAAGGTAGCCTAGTACAAGGTTTATCAATGCTTCTGAGTTTTGTTCTGGAGGTTGCAGCGTAACTAAAAATATATAGCCCATAAACCCTCCTACAACAAATATTCCTATGATTCTTGCGGTCCAATCTTTACTAAACTTTCCTCTAGCGTCTTGTACATCAGCTGTTTCCAATGCAAATAGATCTATATCTAGCTTTTTCATTTGCACTTCAAAATCAGCTTCTACTTTTTTTAACTGCGCTAGTTGCTCAGGAGTAGCTGTCTCCATGGCCTTTTGTATTTTCTTTGGCTCAGGATCGCATCCTAATACTTCAGAAATCATATTCGCAGCCATACCACCCATAGGCCCACCTAATGCGGTTCCTATTGTTGGAGCTACTGTACCTACTAACGTTTTTAATAATCCTAGTTTCATTAACACTTCCACCTTCTGCGCGCTTGCCTAATCCTTGAATTAGGATCGTTTCTAGTTTTAGCAGAGCTCTTTTTGAGCTGTCCCGCAGATCTTGCGCAATAAGATTTACGTCGTTTAGCTGCCTTACTCCCTTTCTTTACTTTACCTGTTACCGCAGTTTTTAACTTTGATCCAGGGTTGGCTTTCCTATAGGCTTTTACACCTTTCTTAGTCATGCCCGCACCTTTCTTGGTAGGACGGTAGTTACCGCCTTTACCAGTCGTTTTGCGTATTGGCTTAGCCTTTTTTCTTGCCACGTTTCTTTAATTTCTTAAAGTCCGCACCTGTAATTTTATTACGAGGTTTAGCAACTCTAGCTAGTTTCTTTTGTTTTGGGGATAACTTCTTAGCCATTATTTTTTCTTGCCTGTTTTCTTTTTCTTTTTAGGAAATCCAGCCTGCATATTCTTATATGCTTTTTTGGTTATAGTAGACTTACTTTTTGGTCTACTAATACCTTTTCTTTTCCTAGCGTTTATATTTGCGTATAGCCCTTTTTTTGCTGCCATTATGGTCTCCTTAATGATTTTTTATAGTTTGACACAGTTTGTGTTTTTTTCTTAGTTTTTTTAGCCATTCAACATCTTCTCCCTAAGCCTTACAGCTCGGTCTCCGACCTGAGTTGCCCACTTACTGTCCATCATCTCGACAGCAGCTGTTTCCCAATCTTGATCTTTTGCTGCGGCTAAAAACTTTTTAAATTTGCTGAGTCTAGGATAGCCTAGATTAAAACACATGTTAGCTAGTACGCGCTGTCTTGTATCGTTAAGACCGCGCCACCACTGCATGTTTTTATCTAGTTCTTTGCATACGATGTCTACGTCTGCATTTAAACAATCTCTAACTCTTTCTTCTGATACAGGTGTTCCTAAAGGTTGTCCGTGTTCTTTGTCTTTTTCTGTAATTAAATGGCCTACACCAAAAGTAGCGTATCCAAGATGATCATTATAAATCTCATGAATAACACCTTCATCTAACATAAGCTCTTCTAATAATCTAACTCTGTCCATCATATCGTTATGGTTGTGTCTCCACCCGTTGATACTGTTATTTTGCCTAAAGAAGCAACGCCTTCTACTCCGAACTGTTCTCCCTCGTATAGTGTTATCCATTCCTCACCGTTCCATAGTTGCAGTTCTTCTGTAGATAGGTTCCATATAATATCGCCTTGTTGAAATTTGTTTTCGTTACGCTGTGTTTCATTAACCGACAAAGTAGAATCTATATCTACTTTATTAAGACTAAGTTCTAATACCCTAACTAATCTGTTAAATGTATCAGGAGATATTTCGCCTATAGCTATTGGAAGTTTAGTTTCTAATAATTTAGCCATTATCTTCGACCATTTACTTTTAGATCCATACGAGTGGCCCCGACTCTAAACCCTAAACCTAGCCTAACGCCTTCAGTATTATCATCATCTGATTCAATTCTAAGTGCTGCTTGTCTTGCTCTAAGCCTGGTGTCTATCTTTGTAGTGGTTGCTGTGCAGGTGTTTGTTGAGTCTGTAGCTAAACTTTCACCTGGATAGTTTCTTTGTTTTAGTACGAAGTTAATAGTCTGATCTGAACCACCGTCGCCTGTAAATTTAACATCAGGAATAATTTTGCTAATTGATTGAAACTGTTCTCCGTTTCCTAATGCAAAGTCACTGGACTCTATAAACACATTGTCCATTGGAGAACCATCATCATCGTTACCTGTTTCATGATTGTATAAATAACCTGTACCCGAAGAGTCGGTGTAGGTCGCCATAGGATTATTAAATATACCTTCGTCTATCCATGCATTTCTTGTAAGTTGGCCTATGCTCCAAACACCATCTTCGTAATTAAAAACTACATATCTATCTACGGTTGAAGATCCTGAAGAACAATAATACCAGCCTACTTCATTAAATTCTTTGTTTAAAAATCCAAATGTTTGAAAAGACTGTCCTTCATTTAAGTCACTAAATACATAGTTTTGAACGGTACATGGAATGTCTTGAACAGCTCCGTTATAAGTGTAAAAGCCTTTCTTATCCATCCAAAACACACCCTTAGGGCTATTAACGGCAGCATTTGGCCCGATAAGTCCTACACCTTCGTTTACTAAATTAACGCCAAAAGTAAAAGGCTGACCGACAAAGGTCATTGAATACAATGAGGTATCTGTCCAAACTAAAGTCTCTTGTCTTGCTCTAATCGCGCCAATAATTGAAGAGCCTGCAGATAATCTTAAAGACCCTGCAGTGTTACTAGGTAAAGGTTCCCATTGGGTTACGTTTTCTTGATCGCTCCAAGCTATTAATAGAGGATCAGAAGCACTGGTTCTTAAATTATCAGCGTTGAGTGGATCAGCTCCAAAACAAACTACATGTCGATCTATATCACTTACTAATACTTGTAAAGCAACAGTTGGAGCTTTATTTGCACCGCTTAAAGCTGTCAGTGCAACTGCCCTTTGAGAAGTACCTGAACTTTCATCCCAATAGAAAACACCACCGCCTCTAGGATTCAGAACTAAGTCTTCACCAAAATTATCATGAGACCATAATCGTAATTGACTAGACGCTGATATAGGGCTAACAGAACCGAATGTTCCTGCACCCCAAGTTCCTGCACCCCAACCAGAACCTTCCA